TTATGGACGCATTATGGACATTCCTGACACCGGGTTAAGAGTCACTGCATCTTGTAAGAAATCCGGTGCAAAGTGTGCGTAGGTCATAGTTTGCTGAATGTTAGAATGACCCAGGATGCGCTGCAATGTGATTATGTTACCTCCATTCATTATAAAATGTGTGGCAAATGTATGCCTCAAAACATGCACTGCCTGTCCGTCAGGTAAATCGGGTTTTACTTCCCTGAGAGCGTTGCGCACTTTGTAGTAACTGGCATTAAAAAGCCTGCCTGAATTTTTGGTCTTGATCCGTTTAATCAGGTCCTGCGAAACGGGAATTGTCCTGCGCTTTCCGTTTTTAGTTTTCATAAACGTAACCATCTGGTTAATGATGTGTTCAGCTTTTAAATTAGACACTTCACTCCAGCGTCCACCAGTAGAAAGGCAGACCAGAGTCGCATTTAATTCATCACCATCGAGCATGGATAACAGCCGTGTAATCTCTTCACTGGACAAAAAAGCCATTTCTGTAACAGCTTCACGTAATCGCTTAACCTCACGGAACGGGTTGTGAGAATGGTATTCACCGGCGTCAATTAACTTGGTGAACATCCCGCTCATTATTGCCAGATGCCGATTTACGCTGGCTGGTTTTAGACCATCGTTCATCATTACAACGCGATAATCAGTTATCGTTTTCTTTGTTAGCTGGTCAGCTCTGGACACTCCCATTTCTGCAAATTTGGCGATTATTGTCGTCAAACGCCCCCGTTCAATATCTCCACGCTCATGTGATTTTCCGTGATATATCCACCATCTTCCTAACAATTCTGTAAGAGTTCGGCGGTCGGCTGGCTTCTCCAGCCACTCTTTGTTGTGGTAGTTAACCAGTACATGACGTTCGAATGCTTGAGCTTCACCTTTAGTTTTAAATTTCCGCCTGATACGTTTTCCATCTGCACCCTGCGGTCTGACGTCCACTTCATAACGACCATCATCGAGCTTTTTAATAGACATAAAGCCCTCCGATGACGCTGTTTACTTCTACTACTTGAAAATTAATGCAATTTTCTTTCGTACATTTACTGCACACATAAGCTGAATAAATCGTCAGCCAGTCTTTTGGTCTGAGTGGTGCAAGGTTGTTGAGTCTTGCCCAATGTGCGCGAGCGCCGGGGCTATTTGTCCGCCAGCGGGATCAGTTTCATCAAACATGAACCAGTCACGGTACTTGCGAAATCTTTCTGGCTTGAAAAATTTCATGCCTGCGTCAAAAGACATCTTTACTTTTCCCTGCTCATATCCAGCATAGGTGTTGTAGTTAATTCCAGTTAATTCAGCAACTTGCTTCCTTGTCATTCTTTCTGACTCCCGAATAAGTGCGAGTTTCTCTGCTTGAGATGTGATTTGTGTATTTGACATGAATTGTCGTATCTCGTAATTTATGTTGCATGCGACACGCCAGAACAACGCAGAGCGACTTCAAATAGCTCTGGTTGAATGGCACCAAAGTTGAGGATATCAAAATGAGTATTGGATCAGAAATGAATAACGATGTTGGAGAAAAAGTATCTGATCTCACAAAAAGTAAAAAATGTGACATCAAACTTGCAGCCGCACCGTCGGATTTGCTCTCGAAAGAGGGATTTGCTCTTTACATCGGTAAGACGCCTCGTGCTGTTGCTGAAATGGCGAAAGCAGGCAAGTTACCAGCCTTTTATATGACGGACCCATTAAAGCCGGGCGGTCATGCTGAGTTATGGATTAATCGCCGTGAGTGGGACAAGTACGCAGCCCAACTAGTTGATGAAGCTCCGACAGAATGGCATGACTGGAAAAATCGCATTAGTTACAGCAAATCAAGACATGGCCGTGCGGCTTAAGGTGGAAAGGATGAACGAGCCTCGTTGTATTGCTCAGTTATTGCGTAACGAAAGCCCCAGGGCGATTGACTTCACCATTACCCACGGTAAGGGGCGTAAGGGAATCATTATCCGCACTAAAAAACAGAGTCCGTTAAAAAAGGCTCTGACCTTTCTGAAAAGCCGGAGGGTATGGAAATGACAGTGATGACGCTCAATCTCGTTGAAAAACAACCAGCAACTATGCGCCGGATAATTGGTAAGCATCTTGCCGTCCCTCGCTGGCAGGAGACATGTGATTATTATAATCAGATGATGGAGCGCGAACGGCTAACGGTTTGCTTCCATGCGCAGTTAAAACAGCGTCATGCAACGATGCGTTTTGAAGAAATGAACGACGTCGAACGTGAACGGCTGGTTTGTGCAATTGATGAATTGCGTGGGGCATTCTCAAAACGCCGTCAGGTCGGTGCAAGTGAGTATGCATATATTAGCTTTTTAACTGTCAGTCAGCGCCGTACTTTATTTATGCACGCACGACTGACAGAAAAAGAATTTAACCAGCCATACTGGCGAATTAATGAAGAATCATGTTACTGGCGTGATGCTTTATTCCGTGCATTACGTGAATTATTCAGTCTGTTTGAATATGCACCGACAATTCTGACGTCGGTAAAACCAGAGCAATATCTGCATTAAGTAATTAACCAAAGTTTTTAACGCACTTAATCGTGCGGGGCTTCTTTTTGCCTGGAGAAAGTCATGTATACAGTTTCTGAAAATCAGTGCGGTAAATACGCATTAATGCTGCAACAGGCCAGAACTGAAGCACAGGCCGATGCAGCAACGCGCTTTTCGTCTCATCTTGATGCCATGATTCGCCACATCACAAAGGCGGAGTTATCCCGCGTGGAGATAGTCGAGTTGCTCAGTCAGGAGTCTGCCAAATTCCATAATCTAGGACTCAATAAATAACAGGAAAGTTGGAGATGACAAATACAAAATGGTTCAGGAAACGCTTAACAGATTATCAACTTTCATTACTTAAAAAATTAGATGACAAGACTCCACTACATCCTTCAAGCGATGTCTTCCGCTCCTGTCCTAGTCGTGTGGAAAAAGCATTTATAGCAATGGGGAAATGGGGGCTTGTGACCAAATCAAGAGAAGGTTTCTGTATTACCGATAATGGCCGGGAAATGATTGATTCTGCGGAGAGGGCATATAGCGAATGAAAAATATATTGCTTAATAACTGGCTGAAGATTTCAGTCATGAAAAATGGTGATTTGTCGCTAGCTGATATTAAACGCGATAAAAACACTGGGGATATGGTGGAATCAACTATAGCCATTTATGCGGATAAATTAAATCTCCTGTCTGATGTGGTCAATTTACTTGTTAAACGCGCTGTATTTCACAAGCAAATCTCCTCCGTGGATGAACTGACGAAATTAACGACAGAAATTGCCAGCTATTGCGCTGATGAATTTAAAAAACTGAACGACAAAAGGAGCTGGTAATGCCGGACAACGTAGATTTTATTCAGGAACAACAGGCTGAATTACTGGAGCGTCAGATTAACGCGGCAAGGGTAAAACATTGCGGTGCTTCTGCGCTGGTTTGCGAAGAGTGTGACGCGCCAATACCTGCTGCCCGTCGTGCGGCTTATCCGTCAGCCACGCGTTGTGTTTCCTGCCAGTCAGTCTTTGAAGCAAAAAACAAACATTACCGGAGAACGGCATGAGTATTCGTATTGAAATTGGCGAACGTTATGTCGTTACCAGTGACAGCTTTCAGTTTATTCTCCACGAGAAAAAGAGAGCTGAAAGCGGTAAAAACGCCGGTCAGGAATGGCTGGCGGTGGTTGGTTATTACCCGAAATTAAGCCAGCTCGTTTCCGGCCTGATGCATCACGATATTCTGACCGGAAGCGCAAAGTCTTTTGCTGATTTAAACGCGCAGGTTGAGCAACTCAGCAAGCGTTGTTCAGAGGCTTTTGGCTCATATGGCCGTTAAAGCCTCCGGGCGTTTTGTCCCTCCGTCAGCATTTGCCGCAGGCACCGGTAAGGCGTTTACCGGTGCTTATGCATGGAACGCGCCACGCGAGGCTGTCGGGCGCGAAAGACCCCTTACACGTGACGAGATGCGTCAGGTGCAAGGTGTTTTATCCACGATTAACCGCCTGCCTTACTTTTTGCGCTCGCTGTTTACTTCACGCTATGATTACATCCGGCGCAATAAAAGCCCGGTGCACGGGTTTTATTTCCTCACAGCCACTTTTCAGCGTCGTTTATGGCCGCGCATTGAGCGCGTGAATCAGCGCCATGAAATGAACACCGACGCGTCGTTACTGTTTCTGGCAGAGCGTGACCACTATGCGCGCCTGCCGGGAATGAATGACAAGGAGCTGAAAAAATTTGCCGCCCGTATCTCATCGCAGCTTTTCATGATGTATGAGGAACTCTGCGATGCCTGGGTGGATGCCCATGGCGAAAAAGAATCGCTGTTTACGGATGAGGCGCAGGCTCACCTGTATGGTCATGTTGCTGGCGCTGCACGTGTTTTCAATATTTCCCCGCTCTACTGGAAAAAATACCGTAAAGGACAGATGACCACGAGGCAGGCATATTCTGCCATTGCCCGCCTGTTTAACGATGAGTGGTGGACTCATCAGCTTAAAGGCCAGCGTATGCGCTGGCATGAGGCGTTACTGATTGCTGTCGGGGAGGTCAATAAAGACCGTTCTCCTTATGCCAGTAAACATGCCATTCGTGATGTGCGTGCACGCCGCCAGGCAAATCTGGAATTTCTTAAATCGTGTGACCTTGAAAACAGGGAAACCGGCGAGCGCATCGACCTTATCAGTAAGGTGATGGGCAGTATTTCTAATCCTGAAATTCGCCGGATGGAGCTGATGAACACCATTGCCGGTATTGAGCGTTACGCCGCAGCAGAGGGTGATGTGGGGATGTTTATCACGCTGACCGCGCCGTCAAAGTATCACCCGACACGTCAGGTCGGAAAAGGCGAAAGTAAAACCGTCCAGCTAAATCACGGCTGGAACGATGAGGCATTTAATCCAAAGGATGCGCAGCGTTATCTCTGCCATATCTGGAGCCTGATGCGCACGGCATTCAAGGATAATGATTTACAGGTCTACGGTTTGCGTGTCGTCGAGCCACACCACGACGGAACGCCGCACTGGCATATGATGCTTTTTTGTAATCCGCGCCAGCGTAACCAGATTATCGAAATCATGCGTCGCTATGCGCTCAAAGAGGATGGCGACGAAAGAGGAGCCGCGCGAAACCGTTTTCAGGCAAAACACCTTAATCGGGGCGGTGCTGCGGGGTATATCGCGAAATACATCTCAAAAAACATCGACGGCTATGCACTGGATGGTCAGCTCGATAACGATACCGGCAGGCCGCTGAAAGATACTGCTGCGGCTGTTACCGCATGGGCGTCAACGTGGCGCATTCCGCAATTTAAAACGGTTGGTCTGCCGACAATGGGGGCTTACCGTGAACTACGCAAATTGCCTCGCGGTGTCAGCATTGCTGATGAGTTTGACGAGCGCGTCGAGGCTGCACGCGCCGCTGCAGACAGTGGTGATTTTGCGTTGTATATCAGCGCGCAGGGCGGGGCAAATGTCCCGCGCGATTGTCAGACTGTCAGGGTCGCCCGTAGCCCGTCGGATGACGTTAACGAGTACGAGGAAGAAGTCGAGAGAGTGGTCGGCATTTACGCGCCGCATCTCGGCGCGCGTCATATTCATATCACCAGAACGACGGACTGGCGCATTGTGCCGAAAGTTCCGGTCGTTGAGCCTTTGACTTTAAAAAGCGGCATCGCCGCGCCTCGGAGTCCTGTCAATAACTGTGGAAAGCTCACCGGTGGTGATACTTCGTTACCGGCTCCCACACCTTCTGAGCACGCCGCAGCAGTGCTTAATCTGGTTGATGACGGTGTTATTGAATGGAATGAACCGGAGGTCGTGAGGGCGCTCAGGGGCGCATTAAAACACGACCTGCGAACGCCAAACCGTCAGCAAAGAAACGGAAGCCCGTTAAAACCACATGAAATTGCACCATCGGCCAGACTGACCCGGTCGGAAAGAATGCAAATTACCCGTATCCGCGTTGACCTTGCTCAGAACGGTATCAGGCCGCAGCGATGGGAGCTTGAGGCGCTGGCGCGTGGCGCGACCGTAAATTATTACGGGAAATCTTTCAATTATCAGGTCGCTGATGAGTGGCCTGGATTTTTGTTACCCATTTGAGTAAAAATGCAGCGTGATTTTATATGCCTTTGAATGGATTATGCGAAGCGCCTCTAAGGCAGATGAGGAGCAATAGCATGCTGAAGTAGAAGGCTAAATTGTATTGAATCGCTAGCATGTAATTTAAGGCAGCTATTTGATTCGAGTCATAAAAGAGCATCTATTTCGGCTAATAAAACCATTGCGAGTGACCTTTTGTCGAAGCATAATTCATCTCGAGCGAAGTCTTGCTAGTCTTTCATCGGAATGATGACAGGCGCAAAAAAACCACCCTGGCAGGTGGTTTTTTTGTTTGAAGCATACTAAAGAATAATACTTACATGGATATTACTGACGTTTACTGACAAACCACTTGGACTACCATATGGATAGCCAAAGAGGGCCAGAACGAGAATGCAGTAATAGCACTTCTTCATATCTCCTCCTGTAAGCAGAGGGCAATTTCCGCCGATATATGCGCTTCTGAGGCGGAGTTACTATTTAGCGAAGTCTTGCCCTGAAATAATGCTCTGTTTAAACGCAAAGTGATCTGGCATATCACCGAACAGAGAGCCTGAACAACACAACATATAGTATGTCGTTGTTTCTGGTTGCATTTTATGTTGTGTAATACTGGTTTTGCATCAAGGATGTTTGAGCTTTTTTTGATATAGCTCAAAGTAAAAAGCAGGGACTACGGATGATAAGGTATTGAAAGCAATGTAAATTTTTTAAAGTTATTGGTGGCTAAAAAATGCACGGTTTCAATATGGCGGACTTAAATAAGCAATTAAAAAAGTCATAAATATCACTAAAATCATGGTGTTACGTTTTTTTGTGGGAGCTGCGGTGACGCTTAAGTTGATTTGTCATTAAATAAGCCGTGCATGCAACAAGTGAATGTTTTTGCATGCGTCGGGGATGCCCGTTCCAGCTGCTCGCGGTCAGAGCTGGTGCGGATCCATAGTATCTATGCAACTGCATTAAAACCGCCACATGAAGCGGGCGGGCGAGGCGGGGAAAGCACTGCGCGCTCCATTAACGACCATTACATAATACTATTAGCCTATGAATCGAGTCATGAGATGTTATCTTTACGATTCAGGCGAGTGCTTTCGTTACGATGAGTTAGTTTAAGCACACTATCTGCACAAAAAATAATCTGTTGAAGCGATTCATCATTCCTAACGCTCTAGAGTCTTAAATAAAAATATGTAAAATGCGTAAAATTTTCTGAATTATGGATCAGCTATGCTTGGAACTTCATCACAAAGAGCTATTTCAGTACAACATGTTGATTTAAATGTAAAGTGTTGGGTCGTTAGACCTGGGATTAAGTATAGATATTTTGCAGACTTCCTTGAACGCAATATGGTTGCTACTGCTCACTTGGATAGGTTAAGTCCAGATCAAATTGACTTTAATGATGAAATTAACCATGAAAATATTAATCAAAAGGTTGATGGGTTAGATACTATTGGTTCAAGAAATATTCATACCCAAATTGAAAATTTCCTCATAGATATGCAGGTCGGTGATGTTGTTTTCACTTTGTCAGGTGATATGGTTGTTCCTGGAGTTATTGCATCTTCCGCGTATTTTGAGCGTGAATGTTTAGGTAATAATGAAGGGTTTCATGTAAGACGTAGAGTCACATGGGGAGAGCCAGTTCGCAGACGAGAGATTCCATTAGCTCTTCAGAAATCGTTTACTGCATACCAGACCGTATTCTCTTTGGGCGGGAAGTCAGAAGAAGTACTGCATTGGTTAATGTCATTCTTTATAACGGATAATATTTTCTGTACTAGCTTAAGAGTCGAGCAAGCAGAAGCCATTCGGCATCATACTCTTAAGCAGCTGGCTGAGCTGGTCGATAGAGTGCAGGTACTTGCGCTATTAATTGGCGAAGAGTTTGATGGCGAGTATACAAACGAAGTTGTTCAGTTTGAGATGGAAAGACTTTCTAATAATGGAGAGTTATCCTTGACTGCTCAACAAATGTTGATGTCTCCGGGGGATGTTTGGCTACAATTTAAAACAAATAATAGAAAGGCCGGAATTGCGTTTATGTTAATTATGGGGGCCATTTTTAATCATGATGTAGCCTTCGCTTCAACGGTTGATAATCGTATAAGTGAGGAACTTCGATCTCATATTGAAGGGAAAAAAGAGGTTGCAATGGATGGATTAAACTTTGATAGAGTTTCTCAAGTTCTAGAGTTGCGTTTAAAAAGACAAAATAGAGGCTTTGTTTCTGCTCGTCCAACGAACCGTGAGATCGGACAGGGGATCAATTTCCCTGAAGATGGTGATGCGAGGCATGCGAGTGACTAACTATGAACTTTGAATTTGTAAAAGAACACTGGCTGATAATAGGCATGCTATTCATAGCATGTCTATTATTAATTTTAAAATTCAAAGATATTTACAGAACACACGATCAGTTTAATAACGTCGTGATGTCATTGTGCGCTGTTTTGACACTTGTGTGGGGAGGATATACTTTTGATGTTTTGCACCAAAGGGATAAGGCAGAAGCTGATCTTATAGAGTTAAGAAATAGAATTAGAAATACAGAATCGACATTTTTTAATGTTGACGTTAATGTTGTTAAAATCGATGATGTGTTTTATATAAAGCCTATTGTGACTATTAGGAATAACAGTAATGAGCGAATTTATGTGAAGCTTAATAACAAGTCCCTTGCTGTTAGTCGTGTTTTATCGGCCGGTGCAAAGCAAGTCGCTACGGAAGTTTTTTATCCAAATTATTATGAGGAGTTGGCTGTTCTTAATGAAGAAAGTAGCTCGCAAGGAAAAGCTAAAAATATACCTTTATATGACATATCCGTTCCTATCTCTGCTGAAAGACGCTTGAACTATCTTGTTTCGACAAAAGAAAAAGGAATGTATTATGTAACATTTAGTGCTGAGGCAATGAACGAAGATGGCTCGCCTGTTTCTAAATACATAAATGGGAAAAAATCTATATGGTTTTCTTCTTCATATATTGAAGTTAAAGATTGAATTTCTATTAAACCATATAGTAATTGAAGGTGTTGGGGGTTAATCTTGCCTGGATTGCATAGAATCACGCCGCCTGGAGACGGCGCTAAGGGTACTTAATTAGATTCTAGACTGTAATCTTTAAAGCGGATGACCTCCTGACCGAGCCAGCCGTTTATCTCGCGGATCCTGTCCTGTAACGGGATAAGCTCATTGCGGACAAAGACCTTTGCCACTTTCTCAATATCACCCAGCGACCCGACGTTCTCCGGCTTGCCGCCCATCAACTGAAAGGGGATGCGGTGCGCGTCCAGCAGGTCAGCGGCGCTGGCTTTTTTGATATTAAAAAAATCGTCCTTCGTTGCCACTTCACTGAGCGGGATAATTTTAATGCCGTCGGCTTTCCCCTGTGGGGCATAGAGAAACAGATTTTTAAAGTTATTGCGGCCTTTCGACTTAACCATGTTTTCGCGAAGCATTTCGATATCGTTGCGATCCTGCACGGCATCGGTGACGTACATGATGTATCCGGCATGTGCGCCATTTTCGTAATACTTGCGGCGGAACAGCGTGGCCGACTCATTCAGCCAGGCAGAGTTAAGGGCGCTGAGATATTCCGGCAGGCCGTACAGCTCCTGATTAATATCCGGCTCCAGCAGGTGAAACACGGAGCCGGGCGCGAAGGCTGTCGGCTCGTTGAAGGACGGCACCCACCAGTAAACATCCTCTTCCACGCCACGGCGGGTATATTTTGCCGGTGAGGTTTCCAGTCTGATGACCTTACCGGTGGTGCTGTAACGCTTTTCCAGAAATGCATTACCGAACACCAGAAAATCCAGCACAAAGCGGCTGAAATCCTGCTGGGACAGCCACGGATGCGGGATAAATGTCGAGGCCAGAATATTGCGTTTGACGTAAATCGGGGAGCTGTGATGCACGGCAGCACGCAGGCTTTTTGCCAGACCGGTAAAGCTGATTGGTGGCTCATACCATCTGCCGTTACTGATGCACTCGACATAATCCAGAATGTCACGGCGGTCGAGTACCGGCACAGGCTCGCCAAAGGTGAATGCCTCCATTTTCGGGGCGCTGGCGGTCATTTTTTTTGCCGCAGGTTGCGGTGTTTTCCCTTTTTTCTTGCTCATCAGTAAAACTCCAGAATGGTGGATGTCAGCGGGGTGCTGATACCGGCGGTGAGTGGCTCATTTAACAGGGCGTGCATGGTCGCCCAGGCGAGGTCGGCGTGGCTGGCTTCCTCGCTGCGGCTGGCCTCATAGGTGGCGCTGCGTCCGCTGCTGGTCATGGTCTTGCGGATAGCCATAAACGAGCTGGTGATGTCGGTGGCGCTGACGTCATATTCCAGACAGCCACGGCGGATGACGTCTTTTGCCTTGAGCACCATTGCGGTTTTCATTTCCGGCGTGTAGCGGATGTCGCGCGCGGCGGGATAGAACGAGCGCACGAGCTGGAACACGCCGACACCGAGGCCGGTGGCATCAATACCGATGTATTCGACGTTATATTTTTCGGTGAGTTTGCGGATAGATTCCGCCTGGGTGGCAAAGTCCATGCCTTTCCACTGGTGACGCTCAAGTATTCTGAATTTGCCACCGGCCACCACCGGCGGTGCCAGTACCACGCATCCGGCGCTGTCGCCACGGTGTGACGGGTCGTAACCAATCCATACCGGACGGGAGCCGAACGGATTGGCGGCAAACGGCGCATAGTCTTCCCATTCTTCCAGCGTGTCGACCATGCAGCGTTGCAGCTCCTCGAACGGGAACACCGACGCCTTGTCGTCAACAAATTCACACATGAACAGGTTTTTAAAATCGTCGGCGCTGTTTTCACGTTTGAGCTGCTCAATGTCGAACAGTGTGCAGCCACCTTTCAGGGCGTCCTCAATGGTGACAATCTGCCGCCACTGGCCGTCCGCACAGAGAAGACCTCCGGCAAGTGCGTTATGACTGACGTCGATTTCCACGCGTTCAGCGGCGCTGGCGCGTCCCCGGTTAAACAGTTCACCGGACCAGAACGGATAGGCGTCGTGCGCCAGCGTGGACGGGGTGGAGAAATAGGTCGAGCGCAGGTGACTCTGTGAGGCCATACCTGATGCCACCTTACGCAGTACCTGAAAATTCGGGATCCAGAAAATCTCGTCGACGTACAGGTCGCCGTTATGGCTCTGCGCGGTGTTGGAGTTGGTGCCGAGAAAAATCAGTTTTGCGCCGTTATTGCCCAGGACAATCGGGTCACCGGTCAGGTCAACGTCAACCAGCCGGGCAAAGGCGATGATGTATTCGCGGAACACATACGCCTGTGTTTTACTGGCCGACAGAAAAATCTGGTTATGACCGGTTTTCAGGGCGCGCAGCAGCGCCTCGCGGGAAAAATAAAACGTCGCGCCAATCTGGCGGGATTTCAGGATATCGCGGATGCGGTGCTCAAGCCCGGCGCGATACCAGTGCAACTGATATTCGAAAGACTGCTCAAAGAAAATCTGCTCCAGCTTTTCGATGGCTTCGTCACTGAAAAAATTCTTTTTCGGTTTGCGACGCCCGCCTTTGTTGCGGTTAGCGACGTTCGGATTAAGGTCTGCCTCGTTGCCGGTCTGGCTGTAGCGGTTGACCCGTGCCAGTCGTTCAATCTGGCGTCCCAGCAGGTCAATTTCCTTGAAGTCACCGCCGGTTTTCTGCGGTTTGATGATGAGCCGGGTCAGCCGCGCTTCCAGACTCATTTCGACACGGCTGATGGGGGCAACGCTGTCCCAGCCGTCGCGCTGTTTCCAGCTCTGCACCGTCGGGCGTTTCATCTGCAACATGGCGGCAATCTGCGGCACGGAAAACCCCTGCCAGTACAGCAGCGCCGCCTGACGACGCGGGTCGTGTAAAAGGGTGGTGTCTGTGGTGATGGTCATGAATACCTCGCCGTGATGAATACACGGCAAGGCTACTGAGTCGCGCCCTGCGATTCGCTAAGGTGCTGTTGTGTCAGTGATAAGCCATCCGGGACTGATGGCGGAGGATGCGCATCGTCGGGAAACTGATGCCGACATGTGAATCCTCTAATCACTATTCAGGACTCCTGACAATGGCAAAAAAAGTCTCAAAATTCTTTCGTATCGGCGTTGAGGGTGACACCTGTGACGGGCGTGTCATCAGTGCGCAGGATATTCAGGAAATGGCGGAAACCTTTGACCCGCGAGTCTATGGTTGCCGCATTAACCTGGAACATCTGCGCGGCATCCTGCCTGACGGTATTTTTAAACGTTATGGCGATGTGGCCGAACTGAAGGCCGAAAAGATTGACGATGATTCGGCGCTGAAAGGCAAATGGGCGCTGTTTGCGAAAATCACCCCGACCGATGACCTTATCGCGATGAACAAGGCCGCGCAGAAGGTCTACACCTCAATGGAAATTCAGCCGAACTTTGCCAACTCCGGCAAATGTTATCTGGTGGGGCTGGCCGTCACCGATGACCCGGCAAGCCTCGGCACGGAATACCTGGAATTCTGCCGCACGGCAAAACACAACCCCCTGAACCGCTTCAAATTAAGCCCTGAAAACCTGATTTCAGTGGCAACGCCCGTTGAGCTGGAATTTGAAGACCTGCCTGAAACCGTGTTCACAGCCCTGACCGAAAAGGTGAAATCCATTTTTGGCCGCAAACAGGCCAGCGATGACGCCCGTCTGAATGACGTGCATGAAGCGGTGACCGCTGTTGCTGAACATGTGCAGGAAAAACTGAGCGCCACTGAGCAGCGCCTCGCTGAGATGGAAACCGCCTTTTCCGCACTTAAGCAGGAGGTGACTGACAGGGCAGATGAAACCAGCCAGGCATTCAGCCGCCTGAAAAACAGTCTCGACCACACCGAAAGTCTGACCCAACAGCGCCGCAGCAAGGCCACCGGTGGTGGCGGTGACGCCCTGATGACGAACTGCTGACCGGCGTCAGTCAGTCCGGGAAAACCTTCACGATTAACCCTTAATTTCAGGAAAAACTATGCGCCAGGAAACCCGCTTTAAATTTAATGCCTACCTGTCCCGTGTTGCCGAACTGAACGGCATCGACGCCGGTGATGTGTCGAAAAAATTCACCGTTGAACCGTCGGTCACCCAGACCCTGATGAACACCATGCAGGAGTCCTCTGACTTTCTGACCCGCATCAACATTGTGCCGGTCAGCGAAATGAAAGGGGAAAAAATTGGTATTGGTGTCACCGGCTCCATCGCCAGCACCACCGACACCGCCGGTGGCACCGAGCATCAGCCGAAGGACTTCTCGAAGCTGGCGTCAAACAAGTACGAATGCGACCAGATTAACTTCGATTTTTATATCCGCTACAAAACGCTGGACCTGTGGGCGCGTTATCAGGATTTCCAGCTCCGTATCCGTAACGCCATTATCAAACGCCAGTCCCTTGATTTCATCATGGCCGGTTTTAACGGCGTGAAGCGTGCCGAAACCTCTGACCGCAGCAGCAATCCGATGCTGCAGGATGTGGCGGTCGGCTGGCTGCAGAAATACCGCAATGAAGCCCCGGCGCGCGTGATGAGCAAGGTCACTGACGAGGAAGGGCACACCACCTCTGAGGTCATCCGCGTGGGTAAGGGCGGTGATTATGCCAGCCTTGATGCACTGGTGATGGATGCGACCAACAACCTGATTGAGCCGTGGTATCAGGAAGACCCTGACCTTGTGGTGATTGTGGGGCGTCAGTTACTGGCGGACAAGTATTTCCCCATCGTTAACAAGGAGCAGGACAACAGCGAAATGCTGGCCGCTGACGTCATCATCAGCCAGAAACGCATCGGTAACCTGCCGGCGGTACGTGTCCCGTACTTCCCGGCGGACGCGATGCTCATCACGAAGCTGGAAAACCTGTCCATCTACTACATGGATGACAGCCATCGCCGCGTGATTGTGGAAAACCCGAAACTCGACCGCGTGGAGAACTACGAGTCAATGAACATTGATTACGTGGTGGAAGACTACGCCGCCGGTTGTCTGGTGGAAAAAATTAAGGTCGGTGATTTCTCCACACCGGCCAGGGCGACCGCAGAGCCGGGAGCGTAACCGATGATGAGTCCCGCACAGCGCCACATGATGCGGGTCTCGGCAGCGATGACCGCGCAGCGGGAAGCCGCCCCGCTGCGACATGCAACTGTCTATGAGCAGATGCTGGTTAAGCTCGCCGCAGACCAGCGCACACTGAAAGCGATTTATTCAAAAGAGCTTAAGGCCGCGAAAAAACGCGAACTGCTGCCGTTCTGGTTGCCGTGGGTGAACGGCGTGCTGGAGCAGGGCAAAGGTGCACAGGATGACATTCTGATGACGGTCATGCTGTGGCGTCTGGATACCGGCGATATTGCCGGTGCGCTGGAGATTGCCCGTTATGCCCTGAAGTACGGTCTGACCATGCCGGGTAAACACCGCCGTACCCCGCCGTACATGTTCACCGAGGAGGTGGCGCTTGCGGCCATGCGCGCTCACGCTGCCGGTGAGTCTGTGGATACCCGCCTGCTGACGGACACCCTTGAACTGACCGCCACGGCTGACATGCCTGATGAAGTGCGCGCAAAGCTGCACAAAATCACCGGTCTGTTTCTGCGTGACGCTGGTGATGCCGTAGGGGCGCTGGCGCACCTGCAACGCGCGACACAGCTCGACTGTCAGGCAGGCGTCAAAAAAGAGATTGAACGACTGGAGCGGGAGCTGAAACCGAAGCCGGAGCCGCAGCCAAAAGCGGCCACCCGCGCCCCGCGTAAGACCCGGAGCGTGACACCGGCAAAACGTGGACGCCCGAAAAAGAAAGCCAGTTAACAACCGAATGCGCCCCGCGCCAGGGCGGCACGCCGGTCAGTGAGGGTGAATCACCTGACACTGCACCGGCGTCCACCGCCCGACTTTTCAGAGGTAGTCATGATGACGCTGATTATTCCGCGAAAGGAGGCTCCCGTGTCCGGTGAGGGTACGGTGGTCATCCCGCAACCGGCAGGCGACGAGCCGGTGATTAAAAACACGTTCTTTTTTCCCGATATCGACCCGAAGCGCGTCCGGGAACGTATGCGCCTTGAGCAGACCGTCGCCCCCGCCCGTCTGCGTGAGGCCATCAAGTCAGGCATGGCGGAAACAAATGCGGAGCTGTACGAGTACCGCGAACAGAAAATTGCCGCCGGTTTTACGCGTCTGGCGGACGTCCCGGCGGACGATATCGACGGTGAAAGCATCAAAGTTTTTTACTACGAGCGCGCCGTGTGTGCGATGGCGACCGCGTCGCTTTATGAGCGTTACCGCGGCGTGGATGCCAGTGCGAAAGGCGACAAGAAGGCTGACAGCATTGACAGCACCATTGATGAACTGTGGCGGGATATGCGCTGGGCAGTGGCGCGCATCCAGGACAAGCCGCGCTGCATCGTGAGTCAAATCTGATGAAGACCTTTGCGCTACAGGGCGACACGCTCGACGCCATTTGTGTCCGGTATTACGGGCGCACTGAGGGCGTGGTTGAGACCGTGCTCGCCGCAAATCCGGGACTGGCTGAACTGGGTGCTGTGCTGCCGCACGGCACCGCCGTCGAACTGCCCGACGTTCAGACCGCGCCCGTGGCTGAAACTGTCAATCTGTGGGAGTAACGCATGACAGCAGAAGAAAAAAGCGTCCTGTCGCTTTTCATGATTGGGGTGCTGATTGTTGTCGGCAAGGTGCTTGCCGGTGGTGAACCCATCACCCCGCGTCTGTTTATCGGGCGCATGTTGCTCGGTGGTTTTGTCTCGATGGTTGCCGGTGTTGTTCTGGTGCAGTTTCCTGACCTGTCACTGCCTGCGGTGTGCGGTATCGGCTCCATGCTGGGTATCGCCGGTTATCAGGTGATTGAGATTGCCATTCAGCGCCGCTTTAAGGGCAGGAGAAAACCGTAATGCCGGTAATTAACACGCATCAGAATATCGCTGCCTTTCTCGACATGCTGGCCGTGTCCGAAGGGACGGCGAATCACCCGCTGACGAAAAACCGGGGTTATGACGTGATAGTCACCGGAGTGGACGGAAAGCCGGAAATTTTCACCGACTACAGTGACCACCCGTTCGCACATGGCCGACCGGCGAAGGTGTTTAACCGTCGCGGTGAAAAATCCACGGCCTCCGGTCGCTATCAGCAGCTTTACCTGTTCTGGCCGCATTACCGCAAACAGCTTGCCCTGCCGGATTTCAGTCCGTTGTCACAGGACAGACTCGCCATTCAGTTGATCCGCGAACGCGGTGCGCTGGATGACATCCGGGCGGGACGCATTGAGCGCGCCATTTCACGCTGTCGCAATATCTGGGCGTCCCTGCCGGGTGCCGGTTACGGTCAGCGTGAGCATTCACTGGAAAAACTGGTCACCGTCTGGCGTACCGCCGGCGGCGTACCGGCTTAAACGGAGTAAACACCATGAAGAAATTATCCCTTTCACTGATGCTGAACGTGTCGCTGGCGCTGATGCTGGCACTGTCCCTGATTTACCCGCAGAGCGTGGCCGTCAGTTTTGTCGCCGCCTGGGCGATTCTGGCGACGTTTATCTCGCTGGTCGCTGCCGGGTGGATTTTTACCGCGCTGATTTATCTCGTGGCATCGGTGTTCTTCCGGCTGATACGTACGGCCTGCTGTCAGCGTTTTGAGGGGCGGGAACCATGTCAAAGCTGATGATTGTGCTGGTTGTGTTGTTATCACTGGCGGTAGCCGGTCTGTTTCTGGTGAAACACAAAAATGCCAGCCTGCGCGCCTCGCTGGACAGGGCGAACAACGTCGCCAGTGAACAGCAGACGACCATCACCATGCTGAAAAATCAGCTTCATGTTGCCCTTACCAGGGCAGACAAAAACGAGCTGGCGCAGGTGGCACTGCGTCAGGAGCTGGAGAACGCCGCGAAGCGTGAAGCACAGCGCGAGAAAACCATCACGAGGTTACTTAATGAAAACGAAGATTTTCGCCGCTGGTACGGCGCTGACCTGCCTGATGCTGTGCGCCGGTTGCACCAGCGCCCGGCCTGCGCCGACGCCAGTGATTGTCCACAACGCCTGCCCGAAAGTGAGCCTTTGCCCGATGCCGGGCAGTGACCCGGAGACGAACGGCGATTTAAGTGCTGATATCCGGCAGCTTGAGAACGCGCTGGCACGCTGTGCCAGCCAGGTAAAAATGATTAAATACTGTCAGGACGAAAACGATGCTCAAACCCGACAGCCTGCGCAGGGCGCTGACTGATGCCGTCACGGTGCTGAAAACTAACCCCGATATGCTGCGGATATTCGTGGATAACGGGAGTATTGCCTCCACACTGGCGGCGTCGTTGTCATTCGAAAAGCGTTACACGCTCAATGTCATTGTGACCGACTTTACCGGTGATTTTGACCTGCTCATCGTGCCGGTGCTGGCGTGGCTGCGGGAAAATCAGCCCGACATCATGACCACCGACGCAGGCCAGAAAAAGGGCTTCACGTTTTATGCAGACATCAACAATGACAGCAGCTTTGATATCAGCATCAGCCTGATGCTGACCGAGCGCACGCTGGTCAGTGAGGTGGACGGCGCGCTGCATGTGAAGAATATCCCGGAACCTCCGCCGCCGGAGCCGGTCACCCGCCCGATGGAGCTGTATATCAATGGCGAACTGGTGAGCAAGTGGGATGAATGAGTTTAAGCGTTTTGAAGACCGGCTGACCGGACTGATTGAATCGCTGTCACCGTCAGGGCGTCGGCGACTGAGTGCCGAACTGGCGAAACGCCTGCGGCAGAGTCAGCAGCGTCGGGTGATGGCACAGAAAGCTCCGGACGGCACACCCTACGCGCCACGCCAGCAGCAGAGCGCCAGAAAAAAGACCGGTCGTGTTAAGCGAAAAATGTTTGCGAAACTTATCACCAGTCGTTTTTTGCATATCCGCGCCAGCCCGGAACAGGCATCAATGGAGTTTTACGGCGGGAAGTCACCGAAAATCGCCAGTGTGCATCAGTTCGGTCTGTCGGAAGAAAACCGGAAAGACGGTAAGAAAATTGATTATCCGGCGCGTCCTCTGCTCGGCTTTACCGGTGAGGATGTGCAGATGATTGAAGAGATTATCCTGGCTCACCTTGAGCGTTAGTTTTATCCAGGCAGAGGCTGATGCGCAATTAAGCATTGAGCGGCCGTGCTGGTCGCTCAATATTTAGAGGTTTATGAGTGGTTTTTATTTGATGCTTTGTATTCTAAAACCTTCTTATTGGCGTAAAGGAATTTTGTATATGACAGGAATATAAGCAGACCTGAAATGAAATAGGTTAGGGATATTATTAATAATGTTTTTCTGTGGCTGTTATTATCTTTAATCTCCTGACTTAACCATTCGGAGTCCTCCTTGTTTAGCTGTAAGAGCTTATTGCAGGCGATCTCGGGAAGTGTGTCTTTTATAAATACGTTTTGCAGACTCTTGCAATCGGCAAGGCTATAAGTTTTATTAAATTCAACCGTTTTATTTTTGAAGGATAAAAGAACTTTGTCACTATAAACATAGTACATCATATTTTTATATGGTATACCTATGGCATCCCTTACTATAGCGGATTGTTCATTGTGTATATAACATGCGAAGAGAATATAAATAATACTGGCCAGAATTACAATTATTGTTTTAATTATGTGTGGTGGTTTTGTTATGTCACCCCAGATGCGAGTAAGGAAAAAATACGATGTTTTTAGTTTTCCATCAATCAGTCCCTGCTGTATCATTCTCACATTTTCAATGCCTGATACATTGATTCCGTTAATTATTTTAAATAGTTGAATGTCGCGCCACTCGCGGTCAAGTCTTTTTAATTTTTTGTCTGAATATCCAAAATTGAAATAATGTGCAATAAGCCTCATAAGGTTACTTTTACCAAAGCTAAAAAATGCTAATACTGCAAAGCTACAAAGGAAAAAAACGATTAGCCCCCACACATTAGTCACATTATAGCTGACCATTACGCTCTCCTTGAATGTTGTCTGGTAGTTCTACAAATGAATCCAGATAGCATAACTTTTATATATTGTGCAATCTCACATGCATGAACACTCTCGCAAATATTCAGGAACTCGCGCGCGCACTGCGCAACATGATTCGCACCGGCATTATCGTCGAAACCGACCTTAACGCCGGTCGCTGCCGCGTGCAGACCGGCGGCATGTGCACCGACTGGCTTCAGTGGCTGACCCATCGCGCCGGGCGTTCGCGCACATGGTGGGCACCTTCCGTGGGGGAACAGGTGCTGATTCTGGCCGTGGGTGGTGAACTCGACACGGCGTTCGTTCTGCCGGGGATTTATTCCGGCGATAACCCCGCGCCGTCTGCGTCGGCGGATGCCCTGCATATCCGTTTCCCTGACGGGGCGGTGATTGAGTATGAACCTGAAACCAGCGCGCTCACGGTAAGCGGAGTTAAAACGGCCAGCGTGACGGCTTCTGATTCTGTTACTGCCACGGTGCCGGTGGTCATGGTGAAAGCATCAACCCGCATCACCCTGGACACACCGGAGGTGGTCTGCACCAACAGGCTGATTACCGGCACGCTGGAAGTGCAGAAGGGCGGGACGATGCGCGGCAACATTGAACACACCGGCGGTGAGCTCTCATCAAACGGTAAGGTACTGCATACCCATAAACACCCCGGCGACAGCGGCGGCACAACCGGGGGACCTCTATGACTGCGCGTTATCTCGGAATGAATCGCAGTGATGGCCTGACTGTCACTGACCTTGAGCATATCAGCCAGAGTATCGGCGATATCCTGCGCACACCGGTCGGCTCACGGGTGATGCGTCGTGATTACGGCTCGTTGCTGGCGTCAATGATTGACCAGCCGCAGACCCCGGCGCTTGAGTTGCAGATTAAGGTCGCCTGTTACATGGCGGTGCTGAAATGGGAACCCCGAGTCACCCTGTCATCCGTCACCACGGTGCGCAGTTTTGACGGGCGAATGACGGTCACGTTAACCGGTCAGCACAACGACACCGGCCAGCCACTTTCGTTAACCATCCCTGTGAGTTGAAACCATGCCGATTATCGACCTGAACCAGCTACCCGCACCGGATGTGGTCGAGGAGCTGGACTTTGAAACCATTCTCGCCGAACGCAAGGCGACACTGATTTCCCTTTACCCGGAAGACCAGCAGGAGGCGGTCGCCCGTACCCTGACGCTGGAATCTGAGCCTCTCGTCAAACTGCTGGAGGAAAATGCTTATCGTGAGCTTATCTGGCGTCAGCGTGTGAATGAGGCCGCACGGGCGGTGATGCTGGCCTGTGCCGCCGGTAATGACCTTGATGTGATTGGTGCCAATTACAACACCACGCGCCTGATTATCACCCCGGCAGATGATTCGACCCTCCCGCCGACACCGGCCGTGATGGAATCTGACACCGATTATCGTCTGCGTATTCAGCAGGCGTTTGAAGGTTTAAGCGTCGCCGGGTCGGTGGGGGCCTATCAGTATCATGGTCGCAGTGCTGACGGGCGTGTCGCGGATATCTCTGTTACCAGTCCGTCTCCTGCCTGCGTCACCATCTCCGTGCTGTCACGTGAAAATAACGGTGTCGCATCCGAAGACCTGCTGGCTGTGGTGCGTAACGCCCTTAATGGTGAGGACGTCAGGCCGGTGGCCGACCGCGTGACCGTGCAGTCTGCCGCCATCGTTGAATACCAGATAAACGCCACGCTTTACCTTTACCCTGGTCCCGAAAGCGAACCCATCCGCGCTGCCGCTGTGAAAAAGCTGGAAGCGTATATCACGGCACAGCACCGGCTGGGGCGCGACATCCGTCTGTCTGCCATTTATGCCGCTTTGCATGTGGAAGGCGTGCAGCGTGTCGAACTGGCTGCACCGCTGGCCGATATCGTGCTTAACAGCACGCAGGCGTCTTTCTGTACCGAATACCGCGTCGTGACCGGAGGCTCGGATGAGTGATTCGCGACTGCTGCCGACCGGCTCATCACCGCTTGAGGTCGCCGCCGCAAAAGCCTGTGCGGAAATTGAAAAAACGCCGGTCAGTATTCGTGAGCTGTGGAACCCGGATACCTGTCCGGCAAATCTGCTGCCGTGGCTGGCGTGGGCGTTTTCGGTCGACAGGTGGGATGAGAAGTGGCCGGAAGCGACAAAACGCGCCGTTATCCGCGATGCGTATTTCATTCATTGTCATAAAGGCACTGTCGGTGCAATCCGGCGTGTGGTGGAGCCGCTCGGCTATCTCATCAACGTGACGGAGTGGTGGGAAAACAGTGACCCGCCCGGCACCTTCCGGCTTGATATTGGTGTACTGGAAAGTGGCATCACAGAGGCAATGTATCAGGAAATGGAACGGCTGATTGCTGATGCCAAACCTGCAAGCCGCCACCTTATTGGCCTGAACATTACCCGGGACATTCCCGGCTACCTGTTCGCCGGTGGTGTGGCTTACGACGGCGATGTAATTACGGTTTACCCCGGATAAGTGAGGAATAATGAGCACAAAATTCAGAACCGTTATCACCACTGCCGGTGCAGCAAAGCTGGCAGCGGCAACCGCGCCGGGAGGGCGGAAGGTCAACATTACCACGATGGCCGTCGGGGATGGCGGTGGTAAATTGCCTGTCCCGGATGCCGGACAGACCGGGCTTATCCATGAAGTCTGGCGACATACGCTGAACAAAATCAGCCAGGACAAACGAAACAGTAATTATATTATCGCAGAGCTGGTTATTCCGCCGGAGGTGGGTGGTTTCTGGATGCGTGAGCTTGGCCTGTACGATGATGCGGGAACGTTAATTGCCGTGGCGAACATGGCCGAAAGTTATAAACCTGCCCTTGCCGAAGGCTCAGGGCGTTCGCAGACCTGCCGCATGGTCATCATCGTCAGCAGTGTGGCCTCAGTGGTGCTGACCATTGACACCACAACGGTGATGGCGACGCAGGATTACGTTGATGACAAAATTGCAGAGCATGAACAGTCACGACGTCACCCGGACGCCTCGCTGACCGCAAAAGGTTTTACTCAGTTAAGCAATGCGACCAACAGCACGTCTGAAACACTGGCCGCAACGCCGAAAGCGGTAAAGGCCGCCTATGACCTGGCTAACGGGAAATATACTGCGCAGGATGCCACCACAGCGCGAAAAGGTCTTGTCCAGCTCAGTAGTGCCACCAACAGCACGTCTGAAACGCTCGCCGCAACACCAAAAGCGGTAAAGGCCGCGTATGACCTTGCTAACGGGAAATACACTGCACAGGACGCCACCACAGCGCGAAAAGGTCTTGTCCAGCTCAGTAGCGTCACCAACAGCGATTCTGAAATGCTTGCGGCAACGCCAAAGGCGGTTAAGACAGCGTATGACCTTGCTAATGGGAAATACACTGCACAGGATGCCACCACGGCGCGGAAAGGTCTTGTTCAGCTCAGTAGCGCCACCAACAGCGATTCTGAAACGCTGGCTGCAACGCCAAAGGCGGTTAAGACAGCGTATGACCTTGCTAACGGGAAATACACTGCACAGGACGCCACCACAGCGAGAAAAGGCCTTGTCCAGCTCAGTAGCGCCACCAACAGCGATTCTGATACGCTGGCCGCAACACCAAAAGCGGTGAGGTCTGCCTATGACAATGCTGAGAAACGTCTTCAGAAAGATCAGAACGGCGCGGATATTCCTGATAAAAGATTATTCCTGCGCAATATTGGAGCAACAAATTCAACAACCATGTCTTTTAGTGGTGGTACAGGATGGTTCAGGCTGGCAACTGTAACCATGCCACAGGCCAGTTCCGTGGTTTACATAAGTCTGATTGGTGGTGCCGGGTATAATGTTAACTCCCCTATGCAGGCTGGTATATCTGAACTTGTTCTTCGTGCGGGAAATGGAAATCCAAAAGGTCTTACTGGTGCGTTATGGCGACGGACCTCGGTTGGATTTACTAATTTTGCATGGGTGAATACATCCGGTGATACCTATGATGTTTATGTTGAAATAGGTAATTACGCCACAGGTGTTAATATTCAGTGGGATTATACCAGTAACGCCAGCGTAACGATTCATACATCACCAACTTATACAGCGAATAAACCAACAGGCCTGACAGATGGAACTGTATATGTAATTTACAGTTCGCACATTAAACCGACTGCTGCTGATGTTGGGGCGTTATCATTATCTGGAGGTCAATTGAATGGTGCACTGGGCATCGGTACATCCAGTGCTCTTGGCGGTAACTCGATTGTTTTGGGTGATAATGACACGGGCTTTAAACAAAATGGCGACGGTAATCTGGATGTTTATGCTAATAACGTCCATGTTATGCGCTTTGTCTCCGGTAGCATTCAAAGTAATAAAACCATAAATATTACGGGGCGTGTTAATCCCTCGGATTACGGTAACTTTGATTCCCGCTATGTCCGGGATATCCGGCTTGGTGGTGCTGCCACATACAAACCTGCGAACAATGGCATGACATGGACACATCAGGCACCATCCGGGTGTGTATATTCCGGCATTATTGTTCAGGATACCGGCTCAAACTCTGCCGATAACATTGGTGGCGTATATTACAGGCCGGTGCAGAAATACATTAACGGGACATGGTATAACGTGGTGCAGGTATAATTTATGCAGCATTTAAAAAATATTACGGCGGGTAATCCAAAAACGGTTGAACAATATCAATTAACAAAGGACTTTGATGTTGTCTGGTTTTTTTCAGAAGATGGTAAGAACTGGTACGAAGAACAAAAGTATTTTGCTGATGACACGATAAAAATAGCGTACGACAAAGATAATATCATCCGCTATGTGGAAAAGGATGTGACAGCTATCAGACCAGATGGATTAAGTGTTGTTGAAGTGGCGGATATTACTGCTAACCGACGGGCGGACATTTCAGGGAACTGGATGTTTAAAGACGGCACAGTGATTAAACGAATTTATACGGCGGAGGAATTGCAGCAGCAGGCAGAAAATCGGAAAGCCAGACTTCTTACAGATGCTGAATACGTGATTTTGCCGTTGGAGCGCGCGGTCAGGCTGAACATAGCAACAGAGGAGGAGCGCACACGGTTGGAGGCTTGGGAACGCTACAGCGTTCTGGTCAGTCGTGTGGATCCTGCGAATCCTGAATGGCCGGAAATGCCGCAATAAGTTCTATGAGCTCTGGTGTGAGCTGACATATCTATGGCAAAGAGTAAAGCCTAATCTGACAGTCCGCTCTGTGCCATGAGCGGACTGTCAATAAACAGATTTACGTGTAAATCTTGAAGCTATACATATTTACTTTCAATGATAAATAAAAGAACCACCCCAAAATCACTGAAAGTATATTTTAACTAACCACCTGCAACTACTAACATTAATTTCACTCAACCTCAAAGAGTCGTAATTAAAATGATATGTATAGCAATTTGCCTCGATACGAATCATATGAATTATATTTTTCCATGCTTTTCACCGTCAAATCGAATCATGCTAGGATCAAGAAAATAAATCAAATCAATTAACGCATGTTGTATTCTGATTAGCCTTTCTTTATAAGGCTCGATATTTTTTGTCATATTTATCACTTCATTGTTTAAATCTAAAAAAAATGGTTCATTGACAAAGCAATTTTCCTTTGTGAAACCGCCGTAACCTATGCAATCAAATCCAGCATCTGTTGATATCAACATCTTTTCCGCAATAGCTCTCTGCTCTCCTATGAAAAACATAAAATACTGACCAAAGGCGTCTGTTTGGATTAATGAGTTAATATTGTTCTGTAATCTAATAAACTCCCTCATTTTTTTATTTTTTTCTAGACTAAGGTATTGAATGTCTATGCGGGCAGCTTCTGTCCATGCAAAGAACTGGGAAAAAAGAAAAACCGTATTTTTGATAACATAATCTTGTTGGCGCTTACTCCCATTATGATAAAACTCTTCAATAAACCCTAATTCTAATATGTTATAAATGCGGCTTTGTAAGTCTGAAGCTGAGCGAATTAACGGTTCAATATAGTACTGATGTTTTCTCCTTACATCCAGTGTTTCATTGAGCTTGTTTATTCTATTCTGATTATAGGTAGATATAGCAATAGAGATTATAGATATTGCACCACCAATAAGGCTTGAAATTAATGCCACACTCATCTAAAAGTCCTTTGATTTTCTTGGTTAACAAAATGACATGGTTTTATTTAATGTCGCAGCAACTTAATAATACACCATGATATGATTATTATGGTGTGATTTTTCGCATCTGTAATCCATTACAAACAGATGCAAGGTATAACTTGTCTATTTTTAGTCAGAAAATTCGTAAACATCCAAAGTAGCCTCATCAAACTCTTAAAATTCTATACATTTGAGTGTAAAGATTTTAAATTCAGCTGCATGGTATCGACTCATGTTTATTATATCTTTTATTTGTAATTAAAGGTTGCATTATTTTCGATAGTAAATCATCGCAAGATTGAAATATGATTTCACTTGATGCAATGTTTCATGTGGCCCAGCGATTTGAGTTACACCCAGCTGTACGGGTAATATAAATCAAATTGATGAACTTTTGATACACTCCTCTCTCCTCATTACTTTATGTTTTTGCTCTCAAAAATATCTTGCTCTCTGAAAATTATTCTTTAAGTTCAAAGTCGAGGACTGCATGAGTGTTAGATACAAAGCTAATATGTTGAAATGTTTTTCATCTCCCCATAACGGCATTATTATCTAAAATATTTACACAAATATAGGATTACCCCTTTAACGTAAACTAGGTATCAAGTTAACACCATTATATATATCATAAACATGATATTTTGTATATTTTTATCATTTAGCCTTGATTGTACAGGGCGTACTCTCAACGAAGTAGGGAAAGTCTGTTTTTCGCTCAAAACTGGCTGTCAGATTTGATAGCATTTGGGCTATGTAAATTGTCAGTTGGAGAATGAGGGAGTAAAAATCAGGACAGGCGGGCGAATTGCCCGCCTTTTCTTTATCTGTTGTTTCATCCACTGACCAGCCAGGTCAAATAGCGTCTCATGTACTACCCAACGGAAAATAGTTGCACCCATTAACCACGGAGTTAAACGGATGAGTGACTATCATCACGGCGTGCAGGTGCTGGAGATTAACGACGGCACCCGCGTCATTTCCACTGTATCCACGGCCATTGTCGGCATGGTCTGCACGGCCAGCGATGCGGATGCGGAAATCTTCCCCCTCAATAAACCGGTGCTGATTACCAATGTGCAGAGCGCAATTGCAAAGGCCGGTAAAAAAGGCACGCTGGCGGCATCGTTGCAGGCTATCGCCGACCAGTCAAAACCGGTCACCGTTGTTGTGCGCGTGGAAGACGGCACCGGCGACGACGAAGAAACGAAACTCGCGCAGACCGTTTCCAATATCATCGGCACCACCGACGAAAACGGTCAGTACACCGGACTGAAAGCCCTGATGGGGGCGGAGTCGGTTACCGGCGTTAAACCACGCATTCTCGGCGTACCGGGGCTGGACACCAAAGAGGTTGCCGTCGCACTGGCATCGGTATGCCAGGAACTGAATGCATTCGGGTATATCAGCGCATGGGGCTGTAAAACCATTTCCGAGGCAAAAGCCTACCGTCAGAATTTCAGCCAGCGTGAGCTGATGGTCATCTGGCCGGATTTCCTCGCATGGGATACGGTTACCAGTACCACCGCCACCGCGTATGCCACCGCCCGTGCGCTGGGTCTGCGCGCTAAAATCGACCAGGAGCAGGGCTGGCATAAAACGCTGTCCAACGTCGGGGTGAACGGTGTTACCGGCATCAGTGCATCCGTCTTCTGGGATTTGCAGAAGCCCGGCACTGATGCTGACCTGCTTAACGAGTCAGGCGTCACTACGCTGATTCGCCGCGACGGTTTCCGCTTCTGGGGTAACCGTACCTGCTCTGATGATCCGCTGTTCCTCTTTGAAAGTTACACCCGCACCGCGCAGGTACTGGCCGACACGATGGCTGAGGCGCACATGTGGGCTATTGATAAGCCCATCACCGCAACGCTGATTCGCGACATCATTGACGGCATCAATGCCAAATTCCGTGAACTGAAAAACAACGGTTATATCGTGGATGGCACATGCTGGTTCAGCGAAGAATCCAACGATGCGGAAACCCTCAAGGCCGGCAAACTGTATATCGACTACGACTATACACCGGTGCCTCCTCTTGAAAATCTGACCCTGCGCCAGCGTATTACTTCCAGATACCTGGCAAGTCTGGTCACTTCGGTTAACAGCAATTAAGGAGCCTGACCGATGGCAATGCCGCGCAAACTCAAGTTAATGAACGTCTTTCTGAACGGCTACAGCTATCAGGGCGTTGCAAAGTCCGTCACGCTGCCAAAACTGACCCGTAAGCTCGAAAACTATCGCGGTGCGGGGATGAACGGCAGCGCACCGGTAGACCTCGGCCTTGATGACGATGCGCTGTCAATGGAGTGGTCGCTCGGTGGTTTCCCGGATTCGGTTATCTGGGAGCTTTACGCAGCAACCGGTGTGGATGCCGTGCCGATTCGTTTTGCAGGCTCTTACCAGCGCGACGATACCGGCGAAACGGTGGCCGTCGAGGTGGTCATGCGTGGACGTCAGAAAGAAATCGACACCGGCGAGGGTAAACAGGGAGAAGACACCGAGTCGAAAATCTCCGTGGTCTGCACCTATTTCCGGCTGACGATGGACGGTAAGGAGCTGGTCGAAATTGACACCATCAACATGATTGAGAAGGTGAACGGCGTCGACCGGCTGGAGCAACACCGCCGCAATATTGGCCTGTGATTTTCATCCGGTCAGCCTGACTGGCCGGTTAACCCCGATTCAGATGTGAGAAAACCATGAACAAAGAAAATGTGATTACCCTGGAAAATCCGGTCAAACGTGGTGAGCAGGTTATCAAACAGGTCACGCTGATGAAACCTAATGCCGGGACGCTTCGCGGTGTCAGTCTGGCTTCGGTCGCACACTCCGAAGTCGATGCACTTATTAAGGTGCTGCCGCGCATGACGGCACCGATGCTGACCGAGCAGGAAGTCGCCGCGCTGGAACTGCCTGACCTTGTGGAACTGGCCGGTAAGGTGGTCGGTTTTTTGTCGCCGAACTCGGTGCAGTGACGTTTCCGAAAAATCTGTCGGTCGATGACCTGATGGCGGATGTGGCAGTGATATTTCACTGGCCGCCATCAGAACTGTATCCCATGAGCCTGACCGAACTTATCACATGGCGCGAAAAGGCGCTCCGGCGAAGCGGAAACACGAATGAGTAACAATGTAAAATTACAGGTATTGCTCAGGGCTGTTGACCAGGCATCCCGCCCGTTTAAATCCATCCGTACAGCGAGCAAGTCGCTGTCGGGGGATATCCGGGACACACAAAAATCACTGCGCGAGCTGAACGGTCACGCATCCCGTATTGAGGGATTTCGCAAGACCAGCGCACAGCTCGCCGTGACTGGTCATGCACTTGAGAAGGCACGGCTGGAAGCCGAAGCCCTTGCCACACAGTTTAAAAATACCGAACGTCCGACCCGTGCTCAGGCGAAAGTGCTGGAATCCGTAAAGCGAGCGGCGGAGGACTTACAGGCGAAATATAACCGCCTGACGGATTCCGTTAAACGCCAGCAGCGGGAGCTGGCCGCTGTGGGAATTAATACCCGCAATCTTGCACATGATGAGCAGGGACTGAAAAACCGTATCAGTGAAACCACTACACAGCTTAACCGTCAGCGTGATGCGCTGGCGCGTGTCAGTGCGCAACAGGCAAAACTTAACGCAGTAAAACAGCGTTATCAGGCCGGAAAGGAACTGGCCGGAAATATGGCCTCGGTGGGCGCTGCCGGTGTGGGGATTGCGGCGGCGGGAACGATGGCCGGAGTTAAGTTGCTGATGCCCGGTTATGAGTTTGCGCAGAAAAACTCAGAATTGCAGGCCGTGCTCGGAGTGGCAAAAGACTCCGCCGAAATGGCCGCGCTCCGCAAGCAGGCGCGCCAGCTCGGCGATAATACCGCCGCCTCGGCGGATGATGCGGCCGGTGCGCAGATTATCATTGCGAAAGCGGGTGGAGATGCTGCGGCTATTCAGGCGGCAACGCCGGTCACGCTGAATATGGCACTGGCGAACCGCCGCACGATGGAAGAAAACGCCGCCCTGCTGATGGGGATGAAATCCGCCTTTCAGCTTTCAAACGATAAGGTCGCTCATATCGGGGATGTTCTCTCCATGACGATGAACAAAACTGCCGCCGATTTTGACGGCATGAGCGATGCGCTGACCTATGCCGCACCTGTGGCAAAAAATGCCGGTGTCAGCATTGAAGAAACCGCCGCAATGGTCGGGGCGCTGCATGATGCAAAAATTACCGGTTCAATGGCGGGGACGGGAAGCCGTGCCGTGTTAAGTCGCCTGCAGGCACCGACGGGAAAAGCATGGGATGCACTCAAAGAGCTTGGCGTGAAAACCTCAGACAGCAAGGGGAATACCCGGCCAGTATTTACCATTCTGAAAGAAATGCAGGCCAGTTTTGAGAAAAACCGGCTCGGTACTGCCCAGCAGGCTGAATACATGAAAACTATTTTCGGGGAGGAGGCCAGCTCAGCCGCCGCTGTGCTGATGACTGCCGCCTCAACCGGAAAGCTGGACAAACTGACCGCTGCGTTTAAAGCCTCAGACGGAAAGACCGCAGAGCTGGTAAATATCATGCAGGACAACCTCGGCGGTGACTTTAAGGAGTTTCAGTCCGCTTATGAGGCGGTGGGGACTGACCTGTTTGACCAGCAGGAAGGCGCACTGCGTAAGCTCACGCAGACGGCCACAAAGTATGTGTTAAAACTCGACGGCTGGATCCAGAAAAATAAATCACTGGCGTCAACCATCGGCATTATTGCCGGTGGTGCACTGGCGCTGACTGGCATCATTGGTGCCATTGGCCTCGTAGCCTGGCCGGTTATCACCGGCATCAATGCCATCATCGCGGCAGCAGGCGCAATGGGGGCAATCTTCACGACGGTTGGCAGTGCCGTTATGACGGCCATCGGGGCGATTAGCTGGCCGGTTGTGGCTGTGGTGGCCGCCATTGTCGCCGGGGCGTTGCTTATCCGTAAATACTGGGAGCCTGTCAGCGCATTCTTTGGCGGTGTGGTTGAAGGGCTGAAAGCGGCATTTGCGCCGGTGGGGGAATTGTTCACGCCACTTAAACCGGTGTTTGACTGGCTGGGTGAAAAGTTACAGGCCGCGTGGCAGTGGTTTAAAAACCTGATTGCCCCGGTCAAAGCCACCCAGGACACACTGAACCGTTGCCGTGACACGGGCGTCATGTTCGGGCAGGCACTGGCTGACGCGCTGATGCTGCCGCTTAATGCGTTCAACAAACTGCGCAGTGGTATTGACTGGGTACTGGAAAAACTCGGTGTCATCAACAAAGAGTCAGACACACTTGACCAGACCGCCGCCAGAACTCAAGCCGCCACGTATGGCAGCAGTGGTTATATTCCGGCGACCAGCTCTTATGCAGGCTATCAGGCTTATCAGCCGGTCACGGCACCGGCTGGTCGCTCTTATGTAGACCAGAGTAAAAACGAATATCACATCAGCCTTACGGGTGGTACTGCGCCGGGGACACAGCTTGACCGCCAGTTACAGGATGCGCTCGAAAAATACGAGCGGGATAAACGTGCGCGCGCCCGTGCCAGCATGATGCATGACGGTTAAGGAGGTGAGGAAAAATGATGCTCGCGTTAGGTATGTTTGTTTTTATGCGCCAGACGTTGCCACACCAGACCATGCAGCGTGAATCAGATTATCGCTGGCCGTCAAATTCCCGTATCGGTAAACGGGATGCCTTTCAGTTTCTCGGTGTGGGTGAGGAAAACATCACGCTTGCCGGTGTGCTTTATCCCGAACTGACCGGCGGGAAGCTGACGATGACCACGCTCAGGCTGATGGCAGAGGAAGGCCGGGCGTGGCCGTTGCTGGATGGCACCGGCATGATTTACGGCATGTATGTCATCAGCAGGGTGAGTGAAACAGGGAGTATTTTCTTTGCAGACGGCACACCCCGAAAAATTGATTTTACGCTGTCGCTCACCCGCGTTGATGAATCACTGGCCGCGCTTTATGGCGATATCGGTAAACAGGCGGAATCGCTCATCGGTAAGGCTGGCAGTATGGCGACTAAATTCACGGGTATGACGGGGGCGGGATAATGCTGGATGCGCTGACATTTGATGCAGGCAGCACGCTGACGCCGGATTACATGCTGATGCTCGACAGTAGGGATATTACCGGCAATATCAGCGACCGTCTGATGAGCATGACCCTGACGGATAACCGGGGCTTTGAGGCTGACCAGCTTGATATTGAACTGAACGATGCCGACGGGCAGGTCGGGCTGCCGGTTCGTGGCGCTGTCCTGACGGTGTATATCGGCTGGAAAGGTTTTGCCCTGGTATGCAAAGGGAAATTCACCGTTGATGAGGTTGAACACAGGGGCGCGCCGGATGTGGTCACTATCCGCGCCCTGAGTGCAGATTTTCGCGGGACGCTCAATTCCCGCCGTGAAGGCTCCTGGCATGACACCACGCTCGGTGCGATTGTTGAGGCGATAGCCTCCCGTAACAGGCTGGAAGCCAGTGTCGCTCCGTCACTGGCCGGAATTAAAATCCCGCACATCGACCAGTCGCAGGAGTCTGATGCAAAATTCCTGACCCGCCTTGCTGAACGCAACGGCGGTGAGGTGTCGGTAAAAATGGGAAAATTGTTGTTTCTCAAAGCGGGGCAGGGGGTGACGGCCAGCGGTAAAAAAATCCCGCAGATTACCATCGCCCGCAGCGACGGCGACCGTCATCATTTTGCGATTGCTGACCGTGGAGCCTACACCGGCGTAACGGCAAAGTGGTTACACACCAAAGACCCGAAGCCACAAAAGCAGAAGGTAAAACTGAAACGCAAAAAGAAAGAGAAACACCTGCGCGCACTGGAGCACCCGAAAGCGAAACCGGTCACGCAGAAGAAAGCGCCAAAAGTACCGGAAGCGCGCGAAGGTGAATACATGGCCGGTGAGGATGACAATGTTTTTGCCCTGACCACGGTATATGCCACGAAAGCGCAGGCCATGCGCGCCGCTCAGGCGAAGTGGGATAAACTGCAACGGGGCGTTGCGGAGTTCTCCATCAGCCTGGCTACCGGTCGGGCAGATATTTACACGGAAACACCGGTTAAGGTGTCAGGCTTTAAGCGCGTCATAGACGAGCAGGACTGGACCATAACTAAGGTGACACATTTTCTGAATAATAGCGGCTTCACGACGTCCTTAGAGCTTGAGGTCAGGCTTTCTGATGTGGAGTACGAAACAGAAGATGATGAGTGA